TTAACATCATGGCTAACACCTACGTAGATTACACAGGCGACGGTAGCGAGACCGACTTCAACTTTTCATTCCCGTACATCAAGACATCACACGTTGCTGTGGAAGTCAATGAAGGACAAGGAGCGGGCGGATTAAACAAGTGGGTACGCAAAGCGTTGACCACCGATTACACCGTTGAGACTTCTCCTACCACTCTTGTACGATTTGTTACTGCTCCAGCTTCCAATGTAAAGGTACGAATACTACGGGACAGCGACGCTAATGAAGGAATTGTTGACTTTGCTAACGGATCAGTACTGACCGAGACAGAACTGGACAACTCCTACAACCACAACCGTTATCTCGCTGAAGAATCAGAAGAAGGTATCACAGGTGGAGCGTTAACAAAAAGAGGAGGCGATCACTACGATGCTGACGGATTAAAGCTTGAGAACGTAGCTGATCCAGACTCTGACGACGACGCAGTGAACAAAGGATACGCTGATAATCGTTATGTAGATGTTGCTGGGGATACCATGACGGGTAATCTCGATATGGGTGCTAACAAAGTTACATCCTCTGCTACTCCGTCAAGCGGTAATGATCTGACCAATAAGACGTATACAGACTCTACCTTTGTTGATGTTGCAGGTGATACGATGAGTGGTGAGCTAAACATGGGTAGTAATAAGATTACTAACTTGGCTGACCCAACTGTTGATGCCGATGTTGCTAATAAGAACTATGTAGACGACACTATCACTACTGCTCTTGCTACAGGTTCTCCTCCTCCCGGTGTACAGCTTGCTACAGCTCAGATAGAAGACGACGCTATAACCTACGCAAAGTTACAGAATGTAGCAGCTAACAATGTATTGCTTGGTAACGACAACGGTGCGGGTGTTGATGTTCAAGAACTTACGGCAACTGAAGCACGGACGTTATTAAATGTAGCAGACGGTGCTACTGCTAACGATACGGACGCTAATCTAAAGAACAGAGCTAACCACACAGGTACACAGACTGCAGCGACCATTTCAGACTTCGACGCAGAGGTAGCGAACAACTCAGCTGTAGTTGCTAACACTGCAAAGGTATCAAACGCCACACACACTGGAGACGCTACGGGGTCAACTGCTCTTACTCTTGCCACTGTTAATAGTAATGTAGGTTCTTTCACTAATGCTAATATAACAGTTAATGCTAAAGGATTAGTTACAGCGGCAAGTAGCGGCACAGGAGGTTCTGCTGGTACTCCTAATTGGAGTAGTGGGTGGGTAAATACTGATGGTACTACCTCTGTGGCTAACGGGGCTACGCTCGATTTTACCCATAACTTAGGTACTACTAATTTAACTCTTACTATATGGGTAGCGGATGATAGTAGCGGTACAAATGCCAAAGAGGTAAGAAACTACTTTCACGCAAATGCTAGTGCTGAATATGGTGCTACTATAACAGATTTAACTACTACGACATTAGAATTACAACTACTTCAAGACGGTTGGATTGCTATTAATAGCTCCGGGGCTGGACCCGGTTTAAGTCTTGCGGGTGGAGAGAGTTGGTCTGGGCATTATGTAAAAGTAGTAGCAAGTGCTAGTGCAACTGTGGGTGCGGTTTCTAAATACAGCACAGGGTGGCAAAGCAGTATAGATGCTGTAACCGTAGCAAACGGTAGTACTCACACAATTACTCACAACTTAGGAACAGATGATGTAACAGTTCAAGTATTTGTTGCTACCAGTTCGGCAGGTGCTAATTCAAGATTGATAGCAGGAGGTGCTGAGATAGGTTCTAGCGGTACAGTTGGCTATAACGCACAAATACAAAGCTTAGGTACAAATTCCGTTGAACTTCAACTAGGTAGTGGGGGTTATCTAGAATTAACATCTACTGGTACAATGAACCCAAATGTATCGTTTGCATCTAAATACATCAAAGTAGTTGTAATCGGATGATCGACTCCCTCTCCAGTTTTCTTAACACCGCTCTTGTCATTGCACTGAGTGTGATCGGGTGGATTATTAAACGTATTATCGAACGCTTAGACATTGGTGATAAACGACTTACAAAGATAGAAGTGGAGTTAGCTGCTCAGAGAGAGCGGGATGCTGCTGTTGAAAGTAGGATCGGTAAAGTAGAACAAGCTATCAACGAGGTCAACGGTAAGCTGGATCGTATGATGGAAATATTAATGAGGAAATAGACGATGAATAAAAAGAAACCGGGGTTGTATGAGAATATGCGAAAACGTAAAGCTTTAGGCATCAGTAGAAGTAAAAGTAAATCTACAGTCAGTGCTAAGGCTTACGCTAATATGAAGCGTGGGTTTCCTAAGAAATAATGGCTGAAAAGAAGAAGATGACAGGCTGCAAGCGTCGTGGGCTTGCTATAAATAAACCACGAAGAATACGTAAAGGAGAACCCGGCTACGGTAAAAAGAAGTTTGTTGTGTGTGCTAAAGAAGGCAGCAAGCATCGTATCATTCGTTTCGGTGACGCTAAGATGACAATTAAGAAAAGCGATCCAGCCCGTCGTCGTTCTTTTAGAGCTAGGCATAAATGCGACCAAAAGAAATCAAAGCTAACAGCTGGTTACTGGTCGTGTAAGAAATGGTAACTGATGGCTAGACCTACCAGAAGAACTGTAGTACGTCCTAATCCTTTATCGTTTCAACAACGTACGATTTCTGCTGCATCTGCTGCTCAAGCGAAAGAGAATGAGGAGAAAGCAACGGAGTTGGAAGGTAAAGTAACTACTCTTGAGAGCGATCCATTCTTTGTTACTGTAGATGGTGGAGGAGCGGTAGTGGAAGCAGATATAGATACTTTTGATGGAGGATCACCTGATGCCTAGTTTTACAAAACGCATACAATTACGTAGAGGAACTTCTAGCGAGTGGACAACTGAGAACCCAATATTACTTGAGGGTGAGCTGGGAATCGAATTAGACTCAGCTAGGAACAGAATTAAGATTGGAGACGGGACGACCGCTTGGAACTCTTTACCGTATTTCTTGGACGCTCGTGAAGAGGAGGTAGGTGATTACCAAGACTTCCTTGATGCCTTGACCGCTCCGTAATTACAGTTATAACACCAAGGGATGAGCAGTCTACTTACACAACTCGGTCAAAAGGTTAAAGCCAAGCTTGATAACAAGTTTGATAAGACTGGAGGCTTGATTAGTGGATCGGTAAATATATCACAATCTCTACAAATTGGATCATATTTAACTAGCAGTTTACCAGAAGCAGGTACATCAGGACGATTGATATACGTCAGTGATGGAGACGGCAGCGGTGGTCCTTGTATAGCTGTGGATGATGGGACAGATTGGAAGATTGTAGAGCTTGGTGGTTCTGTACCTACTGCTACTCATATACTTGCGGAAGACGGAGATAGCTTAACTACTGAGGCTGGAGACATCTTGATTACTGAGGTAGCTTGACAGTTATAAGCTCCGCTAATACATTTAATAACACAAATTAACCCACAACAAAGGATTATATATTATGTCTAGTTTGCTTACCCAATTGGGTCAAAAAACAAAAGTAGAGCTTGATAAGAAGCTTGCCCTCGCAGGTGGAACAATGACTGGGGCTTTGACCCTTTCAGGTGCTCCAACTGCTAACCTTCACGCCGCTACCAAAGCTTATGTAGATACTGCTTCTGATACTTCAGCTCTTCAGTCCGAACTTGACGCTACTCAAGCTGGTGCAGGTCTTGGTGCTAACGGTGCTTACACAGCTAATAGTTCTGCCAACTACATCAGTTCGGTAACGACCCTTCAAGCTGCTGATAACGCTCTTGATACTCAGTTAAAGACTGTTGCTGACGCTGTTGCTTCTAACGACTCCGACATTTCTACCTTACAATCTAACGTAAGCAGCAATGACTCGGACATCAGCTCCCTTCAATCTGACGTCTCAACTGCTCAGTCTGACATCTCCACTCTTCAATCGAACGTTTCTTCGAATGATAGTGACATCTCTTCTTTGCAGTCCGATGTATCCGCTAACACTTCTGCTATCAGCAGCAACGACAGCGACATCTCTGCTCTGCAAACTCAAGCTGGTTCCCTCGCTTCTGACGGTAACTCTGCTTCGTTCAGCGGAAATCTTTCTGCTGCTGACTTAACTCTGAGCGGAAATCTTACTGTATCCGGAACAACCACCACTGTTTCTACAACAAACTTAGATGTTAGTGATAGTCTTATCAACTTGTCCAAGGGTGCTGCTTCAGGCTCTACAGCATCGAATGACGGCGGATTTGTTATTGAGCGTGGTTCCACTGAGTCGAACGCTGCGTTCTTCTGGGACGAGTCTGCTGACAAATTCAAAGTAGTTACCACTTCCGCTACTGCTGCTTCCACCGACATCTACGGTGACGACAGCTCCGCTGCTCTTGCTGATCTCGACGCTAACCTCTACCACAACGGTGTGGAACTTGGTTCAGTATCTGAGTTTGAAACAGCATTAACTGCTTAAGAGTTTATAGCTCATCCATCATTAAGGGGCGGTTCTTCGGAGCCGCCTCTTTTTGTTTACAAAGATAACAACAATGTTATACAATAAATATTATGCTAAGCCACGAAGAGGGGAGTAAACTACATGACAAGGTAGCTAAAGCGTACAAAGATAGTATTGATCTGATGCACGCTGAAGGAGAGTTCAATGCGGCGATTTTAAATGGAGCAAGACAATTTTTGAAAGACAACTGCGTTTTGATGGACTCTGGAATAGGTACGCCTTTAGAAGATTTAAACAAAACAATTCAAGTACCTTTTGGCGACGAATACGAGAGAGATGCAGCTGAAGCTTGAGTTGTTTGAGGAGAGCCTAGATAAGTACAGGCGTGGTAAAGGGCAGTTAAAACAGAAAGAATTACAGACTGGTAAACCTATAGGTACTTTTAATAGATTTGATCCGCATCCTACTATTTCTGGTTTATTTTATAAAAGATCATTTAGAGGTAATGAATACTGGGTAGATAGTAAGGAAAACATAGAAAAATCTATACTTAAAGACAGTATGTGGAATCGTTCCGATAAAGCTTTAGAATATAGAAAAACAACAGGTAAACTTAAAAGCAGACTCTATAAAAAAACAAACAAGGGAAAAGCAGCACGACGAGCTTATAAAGCTAAATTAAGAGCTGTTAAAAAAGAAGCCTCGGTGAAATTAAACAAAAAAGAAAAAACTTTAATAAAATATTATTATGAGTGGAGCACTAGGTTGCAAAACAAATTAGGAATACCTTTTCATGTGGATCATATAGTACCTTTGTCAAAAGGAGGCCTTCACCATCCTATGAACCTACAGGTTGTACCTGCTGTATGGAATATGAGGAAGAAAAACACACACACCGAGAGATGGCTACCAAACGGCATGTAACAGTACCGCCACAGTTTAGGGACTTTAGAAACTTTCTATACCTAGTCTGGAAACACCTTAACCTCCCTGATCCTACCCCGCTTCAATACGACATAGCGGAGTACTTGCAACACGGTCCTAAGCGGTCTGTTATCATGGCGTTCCGGGGTGTAGGTAAGAGTTGGATAACATCAGCTTTTGTAGTACATCAGCTACTGCTTGACCCAGCTAAGAATATACTTGTTGTATCAGCCAGTAAGAATAGATCGGATGACTTCTCTACCTTTACCCTTCGTATCATCCAAGAGATACCAATACTACAAGGATTAAAACCATCAGAGAACCAACGGTTCAGTAAGATAGCCTTTGATGTTGGTCCAGCTCCAGCGTCTCACGCTCCCTCTGTTAAGTCTCTTGGTATATCATCACAGCTCACAGGTTCCCGTGCAGACATCATCGTAGCGGACGACGTAGAGGTAGCTAATAACTCTGCTACTCAAGGAATGAGGGATAAGCTGGATGAACAAGTAAAAGAGTTCGACGCTATCGTTAAACCACTCGACTCCTCCCGTATCATCTTTCTTGGTACTCCTCAATGTGAAGACAGTATATACAACAAACTGCGAGAAAGGGGCTACAAGAGCCGTATATGGCCTTCAGAGTATCCAGACGATACCGAAGCCTCTAACAACTACGGAGGCGATCTAGCACCCCTTATAGAGGATAACATAGCTCCTGAGACTATCGGTACTTCTACAGAACCCTTACGGTTCACTGATCTTGACTTAGAAGAAAGAAAGATGAGCTACGGTCGTACCGGGTACGCCTTACAGTTCATGTTGAACCCGAAGCTAAGCGATGCTGATCGATACCCACTAAAGATAAACGATCTGATAATATCGGATGTGGATGTAGACTTAGCCCCTGAAAAGATAGTGTGGTCATCTGATCCTGATAACACAGATAGAGAGTTACCTAATGTCGGATTAGCTGGAGATAGATTCAGACGACCCTCTTCTACTGTTGGGGATATGATACCGTATACAGGCTCTGTGCTATCTATTGACCCGTCTGGACGTGGTAAAGACGAGACAGGGTACGCTGTGGTAAAGATGCTTAACGGTCAGTTGTACGTACCTGATGCTGGTGGTATAAAAGGTGGGTACGACGAAAAGACCCTGAAACAACTGGTAGCTATAGCAAAGGATAACAAAGTTAATATCGTTGTTATAGAGTCTAACTTTGGAGACGGTATGTTCATGGAGCTGATAAAGCCTCTGTTTAGAACAACTTATCCTGTAACCATAGAAGAAGTACGACACAACAAACAAAAGGAGCTACGTATCGTCGATGTAATGGAACCTGTACTTAACGCTCATCGTCTGGTTGTAGACCCTAAGGTAATAACAAATGATTACAGATCAGCTCTTAGCTATCCAATAGAACAACAAACCAGATATATGTTAATGTATCAATTATCTAGGATAACAAGGGATAAGGGTAGCTTAGTACACGATGACCGTCTTGACGCCTTATCAATCGCTGTTGGTTATTGGACGCAGCAGATGGCTGCTAATGCTGACCAATCGATGGTTGATAGACAACAAGAACTCCTTCATAAAGAACTACAAGACTTCACTGATAGCTTCCATAAGCGTAATAACAAAGCTGTAGCTGTCACTTGGATGTAGTCGTTAACACTCCTACTTAATAACAAACCTTGTTCACTATCGTTCTCATCGTCTTTACTCACTTCGTTCGATAAAGACTCTTTGATTACTGTTATATCTGTTATATAAGGTGATGACGTAGTTAGTGTAAATACAGTTATATTGTACTTATAGCTATACCTTGTAATCCTAAAGTTAAAGTTTAGATTTACTAGGTCTACGTCTGTAGACACACCTATCCTTAAAAGGTTCAGTTATAATCGTTACCATCAATCAGACCTTTTAGAGATGTTAGCGAAAGAACGAAGTATGAGCTAACTAAACAACTGATATATTGATATGATGGAAGCTGTAGCGTTTGTAAGGTTCGTTATGTAACGAAGTGGAATAAAATAGCTACAACAAGTATCAGCTAATGTAACCTCTAAAGCAGTAGTTGCTTATAGCTTATTAACAAGAAATACGATACGTATACAATATATACTACGTAATATCTTGATTATAATCATTTCAAGCCGAAGGGACTTTGTAAAGCACAAAAGTTAAAAAGTAAGTATCTAAGCGGTGTACAGCTTGGTCGTCGATTTACCTATGAAAACGTCTCGCCTTATGTTATAGTTACACCAACGATGAATATCAACGATCAAACAGATACGTTCCAGTACGAATTAGCAAAGCTTGTGTATCGGTTCAAACGTGAGTACGACCTTAACGATTACACTATAGCTGGATGTCTGGACTTCTGTAAGCTGTCAGTACTTACTGAAACAGATGACGTTATATTTGCAGGAGACTTTACAACCGATGAAAAAGAAGACACCGAAGACGAAACAGACATCTACCCAAACTTCTAGAGCTGCTATTGACCTTCCTGTTATACGGATCGTCTCTGAAGAAGAAGAGATGCACGTGAAGATGGAACTGGAGATGAAAGACACAACCCACGATATGCTTGTTAAATGGGGCAAAGAAGTAGCATCCGATGAAGATTACATAGGCATAGCTATAAAAGCTGGTCTTGAAGAGTATGTAGATGCTTTAGATAACAAGCAAAAATAGGTACTTCAAAAGGTTTCGTTAAAAAAATCTGAACGGCTTACGCTATATACGGGCGAAGTTTATTTGACCCCATGTACCCGCAAGATTCTTATAGGGGAGGGGTATTAGCTTCGTGATATATACATTATGTCTAATTAGTTTTGTTGGCAGTCAACGACTTATGTAAACTTAAGAGCTTTCAATCAGCTTGACACGAGTAAAGCACATCAGTAAAGCTTGCCAGTTGTTATCGATCGAAAGCTTATCGAAGTACTTTCCTTTTAGTTTATTTATGGATTTACTCTTGTTTATCTTTTTCGCTTTTCAGGTTCTAAGTTCAAAAATAAATGAACCTTTTGAACAACTCTTATCTTACTATTAGCTCCAGTTATACAACTATTAGCTCAGCTTCAAAGAGTATCGATTCGATAGAAAATAACACCGAAGTATTGACAAGCTTTAGATTTTCGATCAATAGGTGATTCCATGCTTTGCAATTCCGCTCAGCATTCAAACAAAAAAATCTATATCTTATGAAAACCAATATCATCACCACACTTAAAGACGGCTACTCAATCGCTCAAACTCCGGCACAACTTGCCAAGGTTAAACATTGGCACAAGAAAGTCACTAAGACAGTTGCTAATTGCCATGCCATGCTAGACGAATGCGATCGATTGGACGCTGAGTTTGACAAAGTCGCAAGACGCATGGGTCTTATTAAATAACCAAGAGCAGATTGCTCGCAACTATACTACTATTATGACAGACACACTCAACTTAGAAGCTCTCACGACAGACGCTTATATAAAGCTCCAAAGACTCGACAAAACTTTAGTAAGGACTCCTGATTACATGGGACTCGCTTATTTTTGGCATCATGATTTCAGGTTTCATTTAAGAGACGCAAGCTACGCCAAAAGACGCAAGATTCACAACCAATGGTTGAAACAGGGTATTGACTTTGATCATCCTTGCGATGCAGCTTGGAACATCGTCCGAAAGATTACAGGACTTAACTAAACACTATATCTCATGAAAATCATTAACAAACTACCATCACCTGCCGATCAAATCGAAAGAGAAGCTAACAAGCTTTTCACGCCTCAAAACATCTTAGATAAAACCATGCCAATTATCCTGCTTGTTGCTTGGGTGGCTATCTTGTTTTCAATCTTTTCAAGTTAAATAAACCTCAAAATAAAACTATACCATGAACAAAATAGACGACATAAGAAACCTTGAACAAATAATCGAGGATACAAAGCAAGCTATAATTTACTGGCAAGACGATCCGACATATGTGGACTGGCTTAGAAATGAATTGAGCAAATGCTATGCAAAGCTAAATAAACTGGAGCAATCGATATGTCAGTAACAATATACCTAACCGATCACCACGGACGAAAGGTTGCTTTCTTCTATAGAATAGACAGCGAGCGATACCTTACCTGTCCGCAGCTTATATGGTGCTGTCGAGACTATCCGGAATATCAAGGCACAGCGGAATCAAAGGAGCATTTCATAGAACAAGCAAAAGATGTTATGCGTGAGCTTAATAAAATTTCACAAAAAACCTGTTCAACTTGTGAAAAAACCTTGCAAGGAATGGAAAGAGAAGGCACAAAGTGTTCCGAACATGACTTCCAGTAACAACGAACCTACTTTTTTAGATATGAACGACCTATGCGATGCAAGCCTTGAAGCTTTGATCCAGCACTACCTAAAGCTTAAGCATCGGATGCCCGATAACTTAAGTGTCCGTGAAAGGTTGGTTGAGCTACAAGATGAACTATTTAAACGGAGGACAACCCACTATGACAGCAATTGATTTATTTTGTTTTGCAATCGTAGCAATCGTCTTTACAGCGTGGATGTACCGAGATTAACCGACCATGATACCAACAGGATTATT